GGAAGATATGGTGGATAAGCTGCGGCGTATGATTGATGAAGCGCCGGATAGCCGGACGCGAGAGGCTCTGGAAAAGGCCGTCCGTTGTATGGAGGAGTAAAAAATGTTGGCAGAGCGGGATTTGCTGGAAACAATCGAAGAATGTAAAGCAGTGAAGCGCCCGACGGCGGCAACATGCCAGTTGATGGCTTCGTGCTATACCATTCTAGATCACATGTTCCCGGAATATTCCCGCTCTGCTGATGTTTCCCCCGTAAGCTTGTATTCCTCCGCTCCTGCGCCACAAAATGATGAAATATCCGGGAGCGAGTTCGCAATTGCCGCAAATTCAGCGGGAATGAAACGGCTATTAGAAGTGATGGACGAACACATGGAGTGCATTCGGCTGATATACCCCAAAGAATACGCGGCGATTATGCGGCGGCTCAGAGAATGAGCGGCAAAATTCCGTTGCCAATCCGTTGCCAATTTGCACCCTAAAAACGTACCGCACGCGGGAAAATATTAAAATCTGTGGTAATATTTTCACGTAGAATAGTTCGAAGAACGTGGGAATATAGCTGATAAANGCACATTATTCCTTAAACATGTTGCCACTCTAATGGATTCTATTTTTCGTTTCCAATTTTGTTGCCAATTTTACCGTTCTCCGATGGGCTGGACGAGAAAAAGTTCCGAAAGCCCTGCGCCATTTGGGCAATATCCTTCTGCGCTACGTGCGTGTAAATTTTGTGCATCGTCTCGTCATCTGCCCACCCGCCAATTTTCATTGCTATCTTTTTCGGCATCTGGAGGTGATAAGCCAGAGACGCGAAGCTGTGCCGCAATCCGTGGTTCCCGACTTTCGGCAGGCCGTTGGCGGAACAAATCTCGTTTATCCTTGTGCATATCCACCCGCCGGTCAGGTTGACGACATAGCCTTCCTTGTTATCAACTGCCTTTAGTGCTTCCATCAGCGGCTCAATAATCGGCACCGTGCGCCGGGAAGAATCGTTTTTATTCTGCTTCTTGTGAACCAGCTTGCCGCCGTCCCCGGCCACTCTTGCCCCGTGGACATATATTATTTCGTTCTTGAAATCGACCTTGTCCCACGTCAGCGCCAGCATCTCCGACCTGCGCAAGCTGGATAATTCCAGCAGGGCGGCGATTTCTATCGATTCCCCTTTTATGGCTTGCAGGAACACCGGTATCTGATCTGGGTCAAGGTACGGCTTTTCGTTGTGTTCCTTTTCCGGCAGGGTCACCCGCGGCCTGCGTCCGGTTTCCTCGAATATCGCTGCGGAAATCAGCATCCACACGTTTTTGATATATTTCGGGGACAGCGATTTTGCTTCCCTGCGGATGGCGGCTTGCCACTGTTCGTCCGTGGTGGTGTACACGTCAGCCGCCATCATGCTTTGGAAACGCTGCTTGCGGTAGGATTCATACGCATAAATCGTTGACGGCGACTTGAATCCCTTCCGGGCGGCTATATATTTATCAAGCGTGTCCCCCAGCGTCTTCCCCCGCTTACCGGGCGCGGCCTTTGCTTCGATAACGCCGTTTTTCAAAGCGAGATATTCGGCCACGCATTCATCATATGTATCTTTCGTAATGGATACGCGGCGATCCTCTATCAATACACGTGTGTGCCACGCCCCGGAGGGGAGCTGCTTAATTTTTGGGAGCCTGATTTCCGGCTCCTTTTTTCTTTTTGCCATCCCGTTCACCTCCACTTAAAAGCTTGTGGAAAATCAAAAATGCCGTGAGCATAAAAACAGCGGCGATTCCTGCCGCGCCGAATAAAATTACCGCAGAAATCTTTTCGGAGCGAATCAGCCCCATTTCCGTGTTCCGGGCATCCAGCACCATATAGATTATGAGTACCGCCGCCAGCAGAATGTTTAACGCGCACTGCCCGTAAATCAAGGGCTTATCTTCCCTTTGCGCGGATGCAAGCGCACTGTCTTTTTCTGAAAGGGCGTCGCTTTGCTTGCGGATTCTGGTATCCCGGGCAGATATTCCCGCCTCCTGAATCCGGCTCCGATCAAGAAGGCGGGATATTGCGTTGTCCTTTTCTTGCAGCATTTCATCCTTGTGATCGAGTTCCAACTGCAAAAAATCCACGGTAACGGAATCGTCGCTTTTCTGCGGGGAAAGCCCGATAAGCTCGTCTGCGGATAATTCCAGGCTTGCGCATAGGGCGCACACGTCCATGAAGCCCGGGTTCATTAGCGTACCGGCAAAGAAACGGTTTAGGGTTGTTCGCGGTATTCCGGTCTCGTCGGCCAGTTGCTGAATGGTTTTGCCTTGCTGCTGTTTGGCGGCCTTGATTTTTTCCACCAACGTCAAGCTTTGCTCATGCAGCGCCAAAATACGTTCCTCCGTGGGCAAAATAACTCGCTCCTTTCCATTTTGGCACACAAAATCTACGCCGTGTAAACGGATTGTACGATTTGCGCGTTTACTTTTATAGTGGTAGGGACTATGGTAAAGGTGCAACCGGCAAGGGACACACGGCGTTACCGGCGGC